TTGTAAAATTTAATTATTTCTCTAATTCGTGAATGTCATAATTCATAAATTGCATTCTGCCTATAATATTTTTTTTAATTTCATGTAGCACTTTAAGGCTTTCATCCAGTTTCTTCATTTCCTGAAACAGTTGTAGTCCTGACTCGGTTACACCTTTCTGCATTGATTTTAATCTTTCCCAATGTTCGCTAGTTTTCACTAGAGTCATATAAGGTTCAAAATATTCAATAATAACTTCTCTTTCAATATCAGAAATATTATTAACTTTAGACAAGATTTCAACTGCATCGTTTTTATCTATCAGAGTCAAGCAGGAAGTGCTTTTCTTAGCTTCTGGATTTTCCTTTTTGAAATTTAGTAAATCTGTCCCCGAAATAACTGTCTTGTTTGAGATTTTTTGTGAAATAGCCGATCCGCTTATACCCAAAACATTTGCCAAATCCTGTAGCAGCATTACCACTTTTCCATTATTATGAAATTTTGAATGGCTAATCGGCAACCCTCTCGGAAGTCTTTTGTTCTGTCTTTCATAAAACAATTCTGGATACATTCTTCTTTTTCCCAGAAAAGCCTCAGCCAACACATCTTTTGCCTTTAACTGATAATCCATCAATTCCTTTTTCAACTCATCGCTAAATCTTGTTGGGTTTATTTTTGCCAGCCAGATTGGCAAGTAGTCAAGTTCCAGTAGCATAGTTTCCTGTATTCCGCCGTTTGATTCAAGGGGGGTTAATTTTGACCCCCCTTTTAAGAGTTCGTCTTTTTGAATTTTTTTCTTTTGATTTCTATAATGGTCCCCATTCATCCCTAAATTGCTACATATATCTTTCACCGCAACATAAATTTTTCCATTTTCTTCAATGGCTCTAATTTTCTTGTTTTTAAAACATACTTCTTTCATAATTAAATTATCCATTTTTCCTCCTAAAATGTTTTGATTTTTAAGAGAATATATAGTATAATATTATTGGTTGGATAATATTTATATATACTCTCTTGTTTCCATACAAGGGAGTTTTTTACTTATTAATCTCTTCTTCTATCTTTTCAATTAACCAACTTGTTTTAGTCTTTTTCAAGTCTTCCAATTTTGCTTCTAATTTTTCAGCTAATTCTTTATTGATATTAACGCTAAATGTTTTTAATTTTTTTCTCCTTTCTTTAAAATAATCTGCTCTGCTTTTAGTCATCTTTATCACTCTCCTTGTATCTCGACACAATTATACTATGTATCGCGACAAAAGTCAAGAACTTTTTAAAAAAAAGCTGGATTTTTTTCTCACAGCTCTTTTCAAGTAATTTTAATTTGCAAAAGAAGTGTTTTCCACTTTCCATTGTTCCAGCTTAACAGGAACCCAAAAACCATATATACCACAAGTTATTATAGTCAATAAGACCCATTTTATCCAATTTCCAAATAAACTTTCGGGCCTACCGCTAAATTTCAGTCTTCTCCCTTCTATTACAGTGTGATTAATTTGCCATCTATACGACATACATGCAACCCAAGGAAAACCTATACCAAAGGTAATTATTGATATAAATATACTTAGAATTGAGATTCCTACTAGTTCAGATACTTCCCCATCAAAATAAGTTTTGTTTTCCATTTCCTCCTCCTAAAAAGATTAAATTCTAAATTTATAAAGATTTTATAATATTAAATCTTTCATTAAAATTATATCCTACTTTTGAAGAAAATGCAAAAAGTCTTATAAAAATAACTTCTTGCTAACAAGATAATCATTAATAATTTTTTTCAAATCCTCTTTATTTTTATCACTGATACCGCTAAACTGCCGCTTAGGAATAGTTACCGATTTGGCAAAGTAATCAGTGCCGCCGACTTTAAAATGCAGAACTTTAGCATTCTTAGGCGTTATAGTTCCACCTCTATCGTGAATCCCTGCATAAACTAAATTACTGAATATTGAAATACTGTTTCCCTTTATCGCAGCTGTCCCCAAAGAGCCTTTAAGCATTCCTGTGTCATTAAGCGGTTTCCCTTTTCTGATTTTCAAAGAGGCCCACGCATTTCCCTGATAATCTGTTCCACTGTCAAACCTTTTTCGCATTTCATTTTCCATATAAAACGCTATCTCATCAAACATTTCTTCCTTACTGACGCTTCCAAGTCTTTCCTTAAAACTGGAACCCACACTATCGAGATTGGTTGTTATAGTAATTTTCATAATATTTCCTTTCACATAAAAAATCACAGCTAAATTAATAACTGTGACTAGTTTTCAGTAGCTATTCGTACCCGTACTCTTTTTCTTCTTCCTCTGTTAAAAAACCGTCATTAGCCGAATCGAATGCCTCAGAAATTATTGCTTTTATTCTTTCTTTTGGCGTCATTTTTGCAAATCTTGCATTTCTTTCCTCTTGAGTTTCTTCAGGTTCAAACATGTCATCAGAAATACCTTCTTCAAATATTTTTAGAGCTTCGGTTAATGATTTTTTTCCTTCCATTCTTTCCACAACCTTTCTATAAACTTCCCTACTTCATTCGCTATTTCTCGTGGTTTCGGATTATTGTTGTATTCGCTCCATACTTCCGCAACAAATTCTTCTCTCTTCGTTAGAGCATACCTTGATAAACCTTCTTTTATTTCTTCCTTATGCCATTTAAAGAAATCTTTTACATTTTGTTTGTCAGAAATATCCAACAATTTGTCAATTTGATGCCCAAATTCATGGTCGAAAATTGATTTCATTGTATCACAGCCAACAGGTTTCCATCCGTTAGCAACTTGTCTTTTTCTTTCAGCAATCACATTATCATAATTGCTATAGTAATTTGAGTTCAATGATATTCCAGCATATTTGTTTATTATTTCTATAATTTCGTTTTCAGCCGGATCATCCCCAAACTTAACACCATACAAGGCTTCCGCTGTTCGATTATTCTTAATTTTCAAGCTACCTAAAATATCGTTTATCATATCTTTCGCCAATCTATTGTTCTTAGCATAATTTCTCAATTCTGCTTCCAGCAATTCATTTCTCTTCTGTATGCTTCCGACAAACTTAATCTGTTCGACAACTTCAGGATATTTACTCTTCATAGCCGCAAGTCCACGATTCCACTCATTAGCACAGCGAACATCAATACCAGTATAATCCGCTTTCACCTTCAATACTTTTTCAGCATAGCTATTCGCTTCTTTAACTGTCTTTATCGAGTCAATTATACTACTATCGCCATCTTTTTTCAATGGTTTGGCAACTACAAAATCAGGAATGTCAAACTTATCAGCAAATGCTTCCACTTTTTGCCTATAATTATTCTCAAGTGTTTCTATATAGCCAACATCGCCTATGTTATCCGCAAAACTTCCCACATCCAAGCCAATGTCATCACTGCTTACAACTTCACTCGGATCTACTTCATCTTCAGTTAGGGATACGGTATAACATCTGCAATTAAATCCATTTGGCGGAAAGTATTTGTCAGCTTCAGGCGTTCCCACTTTAAATATTTTCCCGTCAAGTTCCTTTGTATGCCGCTGTTCTCTTCCATCTAAAATACCGCAGTAGCGATAATATGGATAACGCTCTTTGTACTTGTCAACTTTCAAATGAATACCAGCGTTGTAGGCATGATTCATATTTGTTCTGAATACGGTTTTTAAATATCCCTCATTTAGCTTTAATCCGCTCTCCGACAGTATTTTATCAACATCTTTTTTCCAGTCTTTAAATGTTCCGCCATTCTCGAGTGTATTCGACATCTGCTTAAATATTTTTTCTGTCACATTGACATCTGTGACCTTCTTTATCCAAAAATACTTTTGCCTTGAATAATCCATTTCTTTTTCCACATCAGTGTATAAGGCGGGATGTTTTTTCAGGAAATTATCAAGTGCGGCATTCTTTGTCTTGGTTCTAGTATTTGCAAATTCTGTTACTCCATTATCGACCATAGCGGCATTGTCAAATCCCTGCAAAGTTGACATTAGCATTAAATCTTCCAGTATATTTTCATAGTTAAAGTTCAAGTCATAGAAATCTGAAATATCTTTAGCTTTTTCTATCTTTTCTCGTACAGCTTTTAATACATCCTTCTGCCATCTTTTAAAATTATTTTCAACAAATCTGTCAAATCTTGCCTGATTCCTTTCAATTAATTTTCGTTTCTCATTTATTTTATTGATGTTCAGTTTTTTTTTACCTTTGGCGAACTCACTTACTTCTGGCTTTTCAACTTCCACCAAGTCAATCACATCCACACCCAGCATTTCTGCTATCTTATCTTTAGTAAAGGCATATCCGCTCTCCATAATTTTAACTATAGAGTTCACTTTCTCAGTCATAGTTTTCGCTTTCTTATCTTCCAGCTCCAATGTTTCTTTTTCGTCAATCTCTTCGACAAACTTAAAATAAAACTTGCTGGGGTCGTACCCATACAAAACAGAATCCAGCTCGATAAGTTTTTGAATCCAGTCCCTAATCTTTTTGACTTTAGACTCTATCTTATAATTTTGCTGTTCCTTATGAACTTCACCCAAGGCCCTGTTACCGCTATTTCCATCCACTCCAACTACTAATGTACTTCCAAGTAAATATCTCTGCACTGCTTTTGACTTCTCGCTCAACAATTCCTGATAGATTTCAGGTTTCAAGTCATCTAATTTAATAAATTTTATGAAGTCATCAAGCGATTTCTCCCCGGCACTCGGTACTGCCAGCACATCTTTACCTTTAGCATTTTTTAAATCTTTAGCCTGTGCTTCCACATCTTTTTGCCTAGCTTTAATAACTTCTGGCGGATCTGTTTCAACAGCAGGTTCATAAGCGAATACCGTTATAATGTCCCCATATTTTTCTATAATCGCATTTAACTTACTCTCCAAATGCTCTTTAGCCTTGAATACTGGAACAAGCGGCAACAAATCTGAACTTCCCTGTAAATTATCCAGTCTTTCTTCATTAACGCAAACTAAAAAACGGTTGGGTTCTTTCGCAATAACAATCTCACTATCACGAGTTTTAATCATCCAACCGTTATCCTTGTTATATTTTATATATTTATTCGGCAACAATACCAAATCATCAATCACTGTCCTGCCTGTATCATCTTTGCCATAAATAATCTCAAATATAGATTTCTTATATATTTCCGCTCTCAGCACATTTTCCAAAAGTTTAGCCATATTAAAATTATTAAATCTTTCTTGAATGCTTTCAGCCGTTTCCAGATACTCAGGAACATCTGTCTCAATTTTCCACTCTTTAGATGTTACACTTTGCGTCATAAGCTGTATAGCCTGTGCCACATCGACATCAGCCAACATCTTCTGCAATGTTTCATCGTCAATATCTCCGCTATAAGAAACAGAACCAAGCGATATTATTTCTTTTACCAAAGCACTTACTACATTTTCCCTGATACTCACATTTCCTCCTTTCTATACACTTATAAATTTTCTAATATATCTTTTTGAATTTTGAATCAAATCATTTATAACAATCCCCGCATAACTGCATACATCAACAGCGTCATCATGCAAAGCATTTGGAAATTTCAAAAGTTCCTCTTCAAGCTCAAAAAGTTTATCTAAATTTTTATTGAAATAAACTTTCCCATTTTCAAACATAACTGATATGTTCAAGGCCCTTGTCATTTTATCAGTATCGGCTTTCAACTCCTTTAAGGGCATTCCCTCTCTGTTCGCCTGCTGAATTATCCCAATACCACTACTTTTGCTTTCTATGGCTTGAAATCTCAACTTATATCTATTTCTAAATTCCTTAATCACATTCCATTGGTCAGGAACTTCCAATCTTTCAAGCATTAAATCAACTAAATACAAGTTCCATTCCCTGTCGCACATAAAAGTGGCAATTGCCGTATAATCACTATTCTTTCGAGTACTCATAGCGGTATCTATTGTTTGAAAATAAAAGCAATCTTCCACATTTACATTTTTATCAGAAGTTTTGATGAAGTCATTATCAATATAAAAATATTTAAAGTACTGCCGTTTAAAAAGTCCGCCGTCTTCAATTTGGGGTCTCTGCTGATAAAGTGCTGCAAATTCACGGCTACCTATCGCCTTTTTAATATTTTTAAGTTCTTTCAATCCGTACCGTTCTTCCCATAATGCCTCTCCAACATTTCTTCCCAAAATATCATTTTCTTCGGCAATCGCTGGAAGCACAATACTCTCAAAAACTTCTCCAGTACCGCTTTCCATCTCTTTAGAAATTCTACCGACCAAGTCATCCTCATGCCACCTGGTTTGTATAATTATAATCCCGCCACCAGGTGCCAATCTTGTCCGAATAGTTGACTGATACCAGGCCCAGACCTTGTCTCTTTGAAGTTTACTGTTAGCGTCTTCTCTATTCTTAAACGGATCATCAATAATCGCGATATGTGCCCCCTTACCTGTTGCACTTCCTCCAACACCTGTACTCACAACAGCACCACGATGTTCTGAAATTCCCCAGTTATCACCAGCACTCTTATCCCTGTCGATGATATTATTAAAAATCCCAGTCCCATTTTTACTGTGCTCCCTATAAGTATCTCTTGCTATTTTCCCAAAATCTCTAGCCAAATCCATTGAATAACTTGCGATTATAATCTCATAATCAGGATTATTCCCAATTATCCAAGCAGGAAATTTCTTCGTCATAGTTTCCGATTTAGAATGTCGTGGCGGCATACAAATATAAAGTCTTGGACTTTTACCAGCTTTCACATCTTCCAAAAACTGCTGGGCCTTATCAGTCAAAAACTGTATATGCCTAGAATTTTTATATCTTCCATTCCCATCAAAAATAAGGAAATCTAGCAAATTCCGTCGTGAAAGCTCCTTAGTTGCTTCCAGCCGTATCATTTCCATCTTATCCACTCTTACCACCAGCTAACGCTCTTAGCTCTTCGATAGTAAGTCCAGAAAAAGGATTAGTATTTAATTGTCCTGACAACTGCATTTTCTCAATATATTCACCATCCATTTTATTCAAAATATCCAAAGCCTTTAACCTGTCCTGTGTTTTCTCTTTTCCATTTTTAATAACTTCCGTCAAAAATTCTCTTCTTTCAATAGCAGTCATTATCCTACTAGTTTTAGTTTTTTCTCGTAATTCTTTTATATATCCCACCAATGTCGTATTTCGTAGTAATTTAGGTGTATTCTGTCTTGCATATTTCTCTTTATATCCAGCTTTTATTGCGGATTCAGTAGCATTTCCACTAGCTACATAATATTCACAAAAAGCCTTCTGCCTTGCATTTAATTTCAATGCTACCGCCTCCTCTTTTTTTGTTAAAATAATAATAAAAAAAAGACTACCTGTTTTCTCAGATAGCCTCCACAATAAATAAATTATATATTTAGAGTAAGAACTGGAATAAAAACTATTTTTCCAAATGCTCATTAAAATTACATTCTAACATATTATATCATAAAAAAAGGTATAGTCAAGGTACTAAAAAGGTAGTCAAAAGGTAATTTTAGTCAAGTAAAACTTCCGGAAAGAGTAAATACTGTATTCCTTCAACTAATCTTGTCCTATTTTTGCCTATAGTTTTCTCAGTTACCCCTATTTCTTCCGATATTTCCTCTATAGTAAAATTTTTAAAATATCTCAATTCGATGATTTTAAAATATTTATCTCTTTCAAAATATTTCAAGGCGTCTTCCACCCTAAAAATTCTTTTTTCCAGTTTTCTATTTTCTCCCTCCAAATACTCGATTCGACTTAATTCCTTTTCAGGAATCCCCTCAATTTTAATAACCCCACCTTTTATATTTTCAGAAAAAACAGGTTTTGATTTTATTGCTCTTAACCCTTTTTCTTTTATTTGTGTTATTTCATCCTCATTTCTTTTTAAATTAATTTTATAAAGCGGATAAGACCTAAGCATTGCCTCTGTCTCCGTGTATTTATCCCCTTTTCTTTTTTCCATCTTTTCAAATATTTTATCTGCAATTTTTTCTATATCTTTTTCGTTCATATATTTTTTATTCTCCCTCAAATTTTTTCTCAAAAATGATTTTCTGCGACTGAACTTATTTCAAGAATGAAAATCCACAAAGCACTATAAAGCCGATTAATAAAACTTTAAACATATTTTTTATTGCTCGTTTCCTTGCAAACCTTCTTTGATTCATTATAGTGCTGAAATCTATAAACATTTGGCGTTCAATCTCCTCATACCATCTTTTCAGCTCAGTCAGTTCAAGATATATAAACAAAATCACAAAAAAAAGCGTTGCAGCTATCAAATATATCTTTATCATAAATCCTCTCTTTCCTCCGAATTTCTAGTACTTTTTAATAAACATTCTATCAAACATCTCTTTTTTTGATTTCTCAAATAGCATTAACAAAGTTTCATCTGAAAAATTTTTATAATTAAAATTAAATCCATACACTTCTATTCTTTTATGCACATTCAATCTTTGTCTCATATCAACTTCCCATTTTTCTAATTCTTTTTTACTCTTCTTTCTAACTATTACACCATTTCTATTTTCACTGTAAATAATCACTTGTTTCAATCTTATCTTCTCCCTCAATAATTTTTTTTAACTTCGGTTCTTCAAACAGTTCACTTTTTCCTATTTTCCCTTTTTTAGGGCCTTCCATATAATAAACAGGTTTTCCATTTTTATCTAATTTCGTCATATTAGAACGATGAACTTCTTTAAATGCTGTAAAAAATATCCCATTGAAATTATTCTTCTCAATTTTGTCGCATATTTCTATCAATTCTGAATCACTTGAATCAAAATATAATATTCTCGCAACAAGGTCTACATTTCCTTTGCATTGCTCCAATATTGTTCCTATATACACATAAGCCATATCCACAACTGCGTCTAGTTTCCCCACCGTATCATTTTCTATCTCTGCTTTCATGTACTCCGTTTTCTCTTCCATAAGCAGTAAATCTCTTAAATGCTCTCTCTCTTCTGTCATATCCTTATTTAAAAATTCTTCCTGCTTGAAAGCCAAATAAAATTCCTTGACCATTTTAACCATCATTTCCCATTGTTCCATCTATTTCTCCTCTTCTCTTTTATATTTTTCAATCCTAGCTTTTAGACTAGACAGTAATTCATCTTGAACATCGCCTTTACTTTGCAATGCTTTCATTACATCCTCGTCCCTTGTGTCCTGTGTTACAAGGTGGTGGATTATAACCTTTTCCTTCTGCCCCTGCCTGTGAAGCCTTTTATTCGCCTGCTGGTAAAGTTCAAGGCTCCAGTTAAGCCCAAACCATATCACATGGTTTCCGCCATCCTGAAGGTTTAACCCGTATGCAGCACTTGCCGGATGTGCCAGAAGTATGTCAATTTTTCCATTGTTCCAGTCTTTTTCATCCTCCGGAGTTTTAAGCTGCCTTACTCTTAACTTTGATTTTTCCAATGCCTTTTTTATTCTTTCCAGGTCATGCTGGAAGCTGTAGAACACTAAGGCAGGTTTTCCGTTAAGCTCTTCAATGAGTTCCACAAAACGTTCAATCTTGCAGTTGTGAATTTTATGTACCTTACGCTCTTCATCATAAATGGCCCCATTTGAAAGCTGTAACAGCTTTCCGGTTAATGCCGCTGCACTGGCAACTGATATTTCTTCAGACTCGTTCAGCTCTAAAATCATCTTCTTCTCAAGTTCTTCATACTGCTTTCTTGACTTGCTGTCAAGTTCAACCGGAATTGTATTGTAGGTTATGTCTGGAAGTTCCAGATAGTCTTCCGCCTTCATTGAAATACATATATCGCTTATCTTGTTCATGATTGACTTGTCTGATCCCTCCTTCAGCTCATATTCCCCAAAAGGGTTCCCTCCGTATTTTGAATAATTAAAATATCTCTCACGAAAAGCCGTTATGTTCTTTCCAAGCCTTTCTCCCCTGTCCAGCAGGTATATTTGTGCCCAAATATCTTTTAACCCGTTTGGTGCCGGCGTACCTGTAAGCCCTACAACCCTGTCTATTTTTCCAAGTACAAGTTTCAATGCTTTAAATCTTTTGCTTGCATGGTTTTTAAAACTTGAAAATTCATCAATTACAACCATATCAAACGGCCAGTCGTTTTTATAATACTCAACTAGCCACTGGACATTTTCACGATTAATTATGTAAATATCGGAAATTGTATTCAGTGCTTTTATCCTTTTAGTTAAACTTCCTAAAACTTTTGATATTTTCAAATATTTAAGATGATCCCATTTTTCAATTTCACCAGACCAGGTGCTTTCTGCAACTTTTTTCGGCGCTATAATAAGAACCTTATCAACTTCAAACATATTGAACTTCAGTTCATTAATCGCTGTCAAGGTTATTATCGTCTTTCCAAGTCCCATGTCAAGCATTAATCCTACGCTTCTGCCATTCACAATTCTGTCGATACAGTATTTTTGGTAATTGTGCGGCACAAATTTCATAGCCCATTCTCCCCTTTCTTGTCTTGTAGTTCTTGTTTGATTATAAAGTCGATTTGAGTTTTTGAATCTATGACATAAACCGTTTGTCCGCATTGCCTTATCCTCAAAATCTGCTTACTCTGCGACGGTCTTGGCTTTTTACCAGGTGCCTTAAGTTCCGCAAAGAATACTCTTCCGTTATTAAGTATACAAAGCCTGTCAGGTACTCCGGCATTGCCGGGGCTCACAAATTTATAGCACAGTCCACCTGCTTTTTTTATTTCTTTCGCCAAATAATTTTCAATTTCTTTTTCTAGCATTTCTACCTCCAAATAAATTTAATTTTCATTAATTTGAGTTCCTAAAAAAATGTCTACAATCTCCGCACGCGCGTATAGAGATGTTAAATTAAAGGTGAATATGCGTGTAATATTAAATATATATTAATATTTCTCCTTTATTTTAATATTCTATATAGGGTTTTTTATATATTTTGTAGTAAATTATATAGTAAGTACCATAAATAAAAGGTTTTATTGTCAACAAAGTATGTCAACAAACTTTTTTTCATTTTTTATCATTTTAACTTCAAACTCTTGTTTTATAAAGGTTTGTGGTGACAACAATCTTTTGTAAAATGACAACAAAATTCCCTAAAATGTCAACAAACTATTTTTTAAAAACTTAGAAAATCTTAGAATTATCCCTAAAAACTTTGTTGACATTTTTTTATTTATTTCAATTTATGTTTTTTAAAACAGCCTTTAATTCCTTTATTTATGGTATGTTGGGTCACTTTAAAAAGTGTCAACAAACTTATTTTTCGTGATTTTTCCACTCCAAAAACTTGTCTGAAGCAACTCTTCTAAATCCCCTTTGAGTGCCGTATCTACCAAATCTAGCCGAAGTTCTCATTCGCCCCCATCCTGGTATGCTTTCCATAATGCTGTTTATCTCCGAACTTTCAAAATTTCTTATATTTTTGGTCTGCATTCCGAAGCATTCAACTAAAATCTCAACAGCACAAATTTTGTCCCTATAGATAAAGTCCCCTTCATAAGTGTAATTGCCGCTCAAGTAATCTCTCCGCTTATCAGGAGACAGTTTGTTCCAGTTATCTGGGACTTTTCTGTCCAGAAACTCTTGAATTATACCTTCTTTAGGATTCGATACTCTATGCTCTGCCTGATATTGCCTTGAAAGTTCTTCAGCTTCTCCGGTAAGCATTAAGACTTCCCCAGCTTTATAGTTTTCGTAGGCTTCCGCCCAAATTTGGTCAACTTCGTTATCCAGATCGTCCCAGATTGATTTTCTAGGTTCATTGATCCCCACGACCACTGGCCAAAAACGGCGGTTCCCTGTTCGGTCTCTTAAGAACTCCCAGTCATTTGAAGTACCAAAGAAAACACATCTTCTAGGATATTTATTTGTTCTTCTTCCGTATGCTTCCCTGTAAATATCTTCATTCTTACTCAGGAACTGCTTTATCAAATTAGTTTCAGTCTTATTGAATCCTGTAAGTTCTCCTATTTCATTAATCCATATTCCCTGAATCATTTCAGCGGCTTCTTTTCCTTCAAAATTCTGTAAACTGTCCGAGTACCATTCCATCCCTAGCTTATTCAGAAATGTGCTCTTACCTAAGCCTTGCCTACCTGTAAAGATTGGCATATAATCGTACTTAATGCCGCCTTCTACCGCTCTTGCAACTGCTGCTGTCAAGGATACTCTAATTACTGCTCTCGTATAAACATTGTCTTCAGCGCCTAGATAATCAATCAGCAAAGTTTCCAGTCTTTTTTGGCCATCCCATTTTAAATTTTCTAAATATCTTTTTACCTTGTTGAACTTATTTTTGTGTGAGTTTAATAAGAGTGCGTCATTTATTTTCTTTTCTCCGCTTAACCCAAATTTAGTTTCCAGATAGTTTCTTAGTCCGCTGTCATCGACTTCCTCATATTGCCTTACAATATTTGATTTGTTCCATGGAAGACTTCCTAAGACTACTGCTCTGTTTGAAAACTCATCAAGTGCCATTTTTCCTTTTAAGTAGGGGTCATTTTCTAATACAATTTGAACATTTCTTATCGTTTTTTTAATAACTCCGTTAGAAGTTATCTCAAATTTTGACATCCAGGATAAGTCCTTTTCGTCGTTTTCTTCTTCATTGAGAATTTCAAAGTCATCTTTTGCATTATATATTTCAGCATTCACGATATTTGCTACTTCCGAAATCCCTCTTGCAAGTTTGGACATTTCAACAAATGAAGGTAATTTTCCATTTGGAGTATTTTCTTTTGCATCAGCATCCAAATTAGAAAACTTATGTATTCTCACTAAGTCAAAAGCGTTACACAATATTCCACTTGCGGGGTCTGTCGCATGGTGCGAGTAGCTGAACAAATCGTCATATACAACTACTCCGCCATAAGTACTTCCGCCTGTATAGGTCATCCTTTTTCCATCGTCTGACACCTCATAAACATCTGGAATAAATTTATTGACGGCTTCTATAATTCCATAAGTTTTACAGAAAGCTCCAATTATCCCAGTCTTTTCTAGCGGATTTTCCTGCTTTTTCTTTAGCCGCTCCAACATCTTTTCAGAACCGGGAACTTGTGGCCATTCCCTCATATCGCGCCAGTCATCATACATTTTTAAAACCGCTTTTACATCAAACATAGGAGATTCTATATCATATTCATAGATATAATTGCTATCTTTTGAACAGCTAGGCCAGTACATTAATCTTGCCGGTTCAAAAGTTGTGGGGTCACACATTGAAATTCCTAACATAGAACCAATCTTTCGTGCTACAGGCTCATATTCATCACAAGCCATACTTTCATTCGCTAAAAAGATTACCCGAAGCCTAGGAGCTGATTCTGTGTGCTTACGAGTACTGTAAACCACATGGCTTACTCCTAAATCTTTTATCTTTTTTAAAACTTCTAAAGTCTTTCCTGGCTTTATGCTATCCAAATCCAGCGTTATCAAATTCCTGCTTAGCAGGTTCGAGTTTTTTCTTCTGCCATCTTTCAACTCTCCACCAACGAAACCACCTACATCTTTTAAGTCGTCCTGCTTTGCTTTTGGCATTTTCATATACTCTTCCAATGTTTCGGTGCTTCTAAATGGAGTTTTAAGTCTTTCTATAAACTCCGACCAGAACAGCTTCTCCTGTTTCCACACCATATCTTTTCTGCTATTGGCGGTACTTATTGATATTTCTCTATTTGTCATACTTTTGCCTCCTCCTTTCATTAATCTTTTTTATAATACATAGTTTCAAATCCATCAGCCCTTAACAGCAGCCCTTTAGCCCATTCTATTTCCTGCCCCATTATCTCGCATACTTCATCTACCGTTGTTTCCATAGGAGCTTCAATAACTACTTCATCGTGAATGTGCATTACAATTTTGAATCCTTTTTCAGTTAATCTTTTTATCGACACCGCCAGGCAATCTCTGGCGATTGCCTGTACAATATTTTCCACTAATTTTCCGCCATAGGTTTCTGTAGTTTCCCATTTTCCAGTAGTCTGATTCTGTGCCATGTAAGTTATAACTTTTGAATCCCAGCTGTTTAATTTTGTTCCTGGATTAACATAGTATAGTTTTCGTCCGCTTGGAAGCAGTACTGTTAAAAAATCCAGCCCATTTGACAGATCCCCTTCCTTTTCAAAAATAATGCCGTTCACGGCTTTTCTTCCGCTACCTTCGACAACTTCTATAGCTGTGCTTCCAATTGCCCACCAAAGCCCAGTAATGTTCTTATTTGAGCCTCTCCACATCCTCACTATGCCTGGCAGTTCTTCTTCAGTCAATCCCATGTTTAAAGCTCCCATTGCCTTTAATGCGCCAGGTCCTCCCTGATAACCAAGAGCAAGTTCTGCGACTTTTCCTTTTTGTCTCAAAGCATACTCAGGATTCCCTTTTTTTATCTTCTCAATTGGAACTCCGAACATTTGGCTGGCACTAGCCTCATAAATTTTTCCATGAGTTTTAAATACTTCACTTCTCCAATGCTCTCCGGCAAGCCAGGCGATTACTCTTGCTTCTATAGCCGAAAAGTCTGCTATTACAAACTTTTTCCCTTCTTCTGGAATAAAAGCTGTACGGATCAGCTGCGACAAGGTGTCAGGAATGTTTCCGTAAAGAATTTCCAATGTTGCAACATCCTTTCTTTTTACGACCTCACGAGTTCCACTTAAATTCTGTATGTAATTTCTTGGTAAATTTTGAACCTGTACAAGCCTTCCTGCCCATCTGCCAGTTCTATTCGCTCCGTAAAACTGCAGCAATCCTCTTACACGATTTTGTTCACCTAATGCCGCCTTCATTGCAACATATTTTTTTGTGCTTGTCTTTGACAATTCTTTTCTTATTTCCAGAACTCTTTTTACTTTTCCAGTAACTTCTTTTATCAGTTTCTCTACCGTTGCTTTTTGCAAATTTTCAACTTTTACTTCTTGGCTTTTTAGCCATTCCAGTAACTGGCTTGTACTATTTGGATTATCAAGTCCTGTAATATCTCTAGCTTCATCCATTAATTTTTCATTCCAGTATTCACTTATCCACAATGAGCTGTCAACTAAATCAGTATCTATCGCAATTCCTCTTTCGTTCATCCTAATATCCATCCGCCATTGCCCCCATTCACCTTCAGGAACTTTTACGCTTTTTAATTTGTTCATTATCGCCATTTCTGCCACTACATCCTGCCTGTTATATTCCACAAACAAATTCCACTTATCCAAGTCGTGATACGGTAAATTTCTTGTTCTTCCGCCGTTAGCCCTAGTTGCCTTGCAGGGAACGGAAAAATATCTTATAAGCGCTTTCCCGGACATATCCTTTTTCTTATCTTCTTCAAATCCTAATGCTTTACCCACTTTACCTAATCCGCCAGGAAATCCAGCATAATAGGCGTGTATCATTGTACATTTCCATTGCTCTAAATTAGTTTTGAATCCAGCACGGTTCAAACAGTACCATTCAAAATTTGCATTGTAGGCCCTTAATTCAGTTTCATTGTCGCTGAGCCTTTTTATAATCTCATCAGGAACTGTTTCTCCCTGTGCTAAATCAATAACTTTTACTTCCGAGCCGTTCAGTGAGTAAGCAAAAAGAAGGATTTCAAAATCATTGCTTTGAGCGTATTTGTATAAACCTGATTTTCCAATGTCTATACTGCTGTAAGTTTCAATGTCTATATTTAATACATCCATATTTTTTTTATCCTTCTTTCTGTTTTTATCTATTTTAATCTTCTATGCATAACACTTTTTTACCAAGGCATATCGTCATCTTCGACAACCTGGAAATCCTGCTGAGCATTTCTTCCTCCGGCTAAACTTTCACCATCTTTTATCTTTTGTACATTTCCTAATCCAACTCCGATACCTCTTTTATTCATGTATGCATAAGGGTAAAAGTTAATTGAGACATTAGCATAAATTCCGCTATAAATTTCGCTTTGGTCCATAATAGGTTCCACTTTAGCATTTACTACTTGTGGTGGATAATCCACTTTTGCTGATGCATTAATAACCCAGCAACCTTTGCATTCATCTCCATAAGGTGTTCCATCTTCTTTTTTCCCATCGCCATCTTTTAATGGAGAATTTATTTTAATTGGTCTGACTCCTCCCCATCTGTCTGAAATTCCATATTCTTCCGCCGCTTTTATCGCCGCATCTATTTTCAGTTTTGTTTTTGTATCTCTCTTATCAATTAAAATCGTTGTGCTATATTTTTCCTCTTGTCCTTGAACTGCCGCATGCGGTTTAAATAAATGAACATAACTTAATCTTCCTCTTACTACTATTCTTGTATCTGCCATAAAATATCATCCTCTCTATTCTTCTATTTTTTTAAATTCATCTGATGCATCAACTACATCTTTTTCATATTTTTTTCTTTTATCCGATTCAACTACCAAGGTTGGTTTTCCCTTTGGCTTGATAATCAAATCTCCTGCGATCTCCCCAAATCTTTTTTTACCCACAATCCCTTCAAGCTGTGTCAGTGGCAGCAATCTTTTTTCAAACAGCAAAGCCTCTTCAACATCATTTTCCTTAAGTGCTTCCACTAATTTATCTGAGTCTTTAATTTGCCTGATTGACCTTCCTTCCACAACTTTCCATCCAGGAATCTCTTCGCCATTTAATAACTTTGTCAAACTTTGATTTTCTATATCTTTAACCCATTTGGCTAAGTCTTGGGCCTTTTTTAGGATTTCCCCCAGTTCTTCATTTGTCAAAATATTTCCTTTTAACTTCATTTCGGTTTCAAGTTCCAGATTTTTCTCAGCTCTTGTCTTGCACAAAGCCTTAGCCCTGCAAAAAGTGCATTCCCCCGGAGTAAATTCCCCATCGCCTTCATAAGCCTTTTGCGCTGCTGGTCTTACTTCATTTTCCGCCCAGTCCATCAATTCTTTAGAACTAATTTGAAAAGTGCTGACACTATCCAATCTTGGCTGCACGATTCCCATATCTATGAGGTCTATGTCAAAATAAAGTGAATATTCTAAGTAAGCTCCAAGTGCATAAAGCATTAACTGTGGGTTGTTTTCTGCGAATACTGGAACTCCTTTTCCATATTTTAAATCCCTGATATATAAAACTTTTTTCTCTGTATCAATGGATATGAAATCTGCAGTTCCGAATCCATCTGGCACATATTCGCTGAAGTCCACTTTCTTTTCTACTACCGTGGTGCTTATCGGATTTCCGTTGAACTTCATCAATAATTCTTTTATGTGGTCAACATAAAATTCTGTGAATCCGTCCATTTCATTTTTATACAAATCATCTGATTTTATCTTTTTCAGTTCACTATTATATTTTTTAAGCCCTAACGGGCTTAGATATTTTCTAAGCTTAAGCTCTGACAGTTCATGTGCCAATGTTCCCTCTCTTGCATAATCAGATGTTACATCTTCAAACATATCTTCCATTCTCGCACTTGGCGGACACTTCATCCATCTTTTAGCCCCACTTGCACTAAGCAAAGCGTGTCCTCTTTCAGAATGATTTATGGTCATTATATTATTACCCCCAGTTCCCTTAAATCATTAGCAAAATCTAAATATCTCTCATCAGATAATGCATCAAGTTTTTTAACTTCATATTTTTCATTAAGCAGTTTTTTAATCTCCATACCTTTTCCAAGCCCAGAACCTTCGACACATCCAGCTCTTAACTGCTCAAGCGTCAATTTTGGTGCAACAGCTTTTGGAAGTTCAACCTTTTCTTCTTTTGATTCCTTTAATTTTTCTTCCTTAACAGAATCTACTTTTATGTCTACTCCTGAACTTTTTCTTTCTTGAATCTTGTCTGTTATTTTTTCAATAACAGCTTCACCTTTCATTATATTATTATTTCCCAGCGACATTATCGCCCTTGAAAAATTTTCAATCACGGGTCTGCTGCCTTCTTCAATTTCGATTATTAGTTTTATTTCCATAATTAATCTATCCTTTCTAAAATTTATATATTTTGTTAAACTCTTAACGCCAAAGGCATAATGAAGTAAACACTGTCTTCTTCATTATTCCCCTTAACTTTTACCGAACTTCTTTTATTTAGCAGATGTAGTTCAATTATCTTATCTTTCACAACATTTAAATAATCAAGTAAAAACTTAACATTTAAAGCAATTCGCAAATTTTCTCCAACTTGAACAGTTTTTATTTCTTCATTGACCATTACTGCTTCATTTTGCCCGAGTATTGTAAGTTTGTTGTTATGAAAGTCAAATATTGCTCCATTTTTACTTTCTTTATTACTTTTACAAACATTTAACACTCTTTTTAGAACATCTTTAAATTCTTTTGTGTTCAGTAATATCTTCATATCGTAATTAGAATTAGATATTATAGAATTATAATTCGGATATTGTAAATTGTAGGGACAAAATTTGACTTTTAAGTTGCCAAACCATACACAAAACTGGTTTTCGTTGTGCACTATTTCAACAGTAAAATCTTTTTTTGTATTCATCTTAATTATTCCAACAGCAACTTGAGTTGGAATAAGAACATCAATTGTTCCATTTGTTTCTGTATCAAATTCTTTCTTTGTGTATGACATCCTGTAAGTATCTGTCGCAACCACTTCTAAAATATTGTCCTTTGCAATCAGTTTAACCCCACATGTTGCTAAATTCTCCTGGTCTGTGTCGGCAGCAATAATCACTTTTTTTAACAAATCTATGAAATCGGATTTATCTATTTTGAAGGTTTCTCCATCTGTAACTTTGGTTTCAACTCCTTTTTCTTGAACACAGTTAATTATTGCCGCTGAATTGTCTGTCTTGACCGAAAGTTTCTCATTTTCTTCATCATAGTTAATGATAACTACTTCATCATTGAAACTGCTTAATATGTCTTTCAACGATGATGTTTCAACTAATGCTCTTCCTTCATCTACTACACTAGCATTATTCAATCTATAACTTACCCAAATTCTATCCTTATCAGTTTTGTTAATACAAACTTTTCCATCTTTTGACTTTATTTCCAGAAAGTCGTTTCTTCCTGTCGTAGCAATCCGTTTCAAACCATTTATTGCTTTTAACAGTTCTTTTCTGTCTACAGTTAATTCCATTTTTTTCTATCCTTTCTATATTTAATAGGCTGACATCAGTAAAAATGACAATTGCATTATTAATAAATATTTAGGAAGTATAATGTCAGCCAAGTTTTTTATGGAGTTTCTTCTCTCCAAAGTATTGATTTAATTGTCTAAATTTGCTATAATTAAGAGGAGTTAAGACAAGCACTCATCCTGTTTTAGCCAGTGTTAGACAGTCGCTGGCTATTTTTTATTTTCATAGCCTCTTTTCTTTTACATCCAATCCAGGCAATTTCAAGTCCAGCTTCTTCAAATGCTAATAAAGTTATAGCATCCTGTTCAAAGTCGGCTTCCCCACCTTCTATGATCACCTCTTTTATTTCCTCAAATTTCTTGTCCGTTTTTGTAATAAAAGTTTTAATGTACATTCTATTTTTCTTGTCAAAATCTTTCAGTTTCCGCTGTACAAACGTTTTAAAAACGTTGTAGTATGCAAATATCACAAGTATCTGTTTTGTCGCAGTCTCAGTATCTCTATACCTAGTTTTTAAATATTTGCCAAATTTAGTTTTTAAAATTTTTAATTCTTCCTGGTACATTTTAGAAAACTCTACAACCACAAATTCATTCTTAAAATCCTGTATCTTACGCTGATTAGGGTTCTGCAGCTCTTCATAGTCATATTCCTTTACAAGCCTTGTCACAATCCTGAAACTTCTCTGTATGATGTCTTCAAGTCCAAAGGTGCACCATAATGTGTTTTCTTCGTTCAATTTTGGTATTTTGGTATCACCTCTTAGGAGATTGCCATCTGTAATTCCAGGAATGTTAAAATAATTTCTGTAGTGCTTGCATAAATTTGACAGGCCCATCATTGAAAAGACCTTCGCTCTTTCATTCTCATCCGTTGAGAACTTTGTGTAATCCTTTGCCTTCGATACAAGCACTCGCTTTTCTTCTTTCTTTTTTAATTTTCTCTTTATTTTCATAACTGTTCTCCATTTTTACATCTTTTTAAAGAATGATGGCCACCAAAGTATTATTGTCAATAGCACGGGAAATGCTAAATTCCCTCCAGCAATCCAGTAGCCATTTTCTCTAATAACTTCTAATTGTACTATAATCGTTGTGACTGCCAGAAATAATATCTTTATCAGATCTCTTGTTGTCAACATTTTCATCCCTAATCCTTCCCCCAGCTCTTGTACTCTTTACTGTTTACAAAGCTGTAAATTCTTAATCCTATGACAGCATATAAGGCAATAGTTGTTATTATTACTCCCAAATTCCCATCTTTAAAATCTTGTGTGTTGTTCAGCATAACTGCAACCCATAATATCCCCCAGTATGCCCAGTTTCTTTTTTTCACTTTTCATCACCTCTCAAATATTTTTTAATTTCATCTACTACTTTGTCATAATATCTAAAACTTTCCACCTGCTTGTTACTATATCTTGCTTTGTCATAAGCCCAAAAGCCAAATTCTTCTGTTTTTAAATTATGCTTTTAGCAATGCTCCCAACTTTTGCTGATGTAATCCCTAATCTTTTACCAATCTCTGTCGCTGTGTAACTTCTTTTGCTAACTTCAGGAAGTTCTAAAATTGGCTTATCATATAATGCGTTTGCACTATATATTTCTAAAGTTTGTCTGTATTTGTCATTTGAAATGCTTTGAGATAATTCTAATTTCACTGTTTTTCACTTCTTTTAATTCCTTCCTTAATTTACATATTTTAACTCCAAGAATTTCTTATAGCTCATGCCCACATATCTTTCAACTTGTATTCTTTGTATGTCATAATCCCAAGCTCCACGGGGTCTAGTTCTGGTCGGCTCTCTAGTCTGAACTGCAGAGCCAAACTTAAGTCTACCAGTTTGTAGTCCCATTCTTACATACTGCTGACCTTTTCCGATAAACTCTGCAGTTTCCTTAATTGACAGCTGCAATTTTGTAGCCTGTTTCCTTATCCATGATTCTGAAACTTCCATAGTTTTCTTCCTTTCCGGGATTGCCGTCCCTTAATCTTTTTTGGTGTTTGTTGCCATTACTTAGCCCTTAAACGATTTTTTTTTTTAATATGAATGGCATAATCTACTGCTGGTATTTTTATTCCCAATCTTTTAGCAATAGCCGCTCTTTTAATTCCTTTTTCTGCCAATTCATAAATAAGTTCTTCTTTGCATTTTTTCTTGTTTTTATAATCTTCAAGTTCTTTTTTGAAATACTTATGAACTGCATTGCAACAGGATTGCCAATTTCTATTTAATGCAATACCTATCTCGTTGTACGGGAGACCTTCCACAAATCTTAAAATTCTTAATGTCTGAAGTTCTTCTGTTGTTCAGTATGTATATTTATGGCGCTGCATAACTTATTACTCTCCTTCTACCCAAAGAAGATTTCATCCAGAACTTCCAAAGGATATGTATTAATAAGCCCATATTTACTATCCACAACCGTACCTGTAAGCAGTCCTCTAGTTCTACATACCTTAGTCGCTTTTCTTCCCATAACACTGGAATTGTATGTGTTAGGCTTGATTCCTTTCATATTTGCATAAGCGATTACTGTCAAATGGTTGCTTGTCACAGTTCTTCTCTCGTTATGTTCTATTCTTGTTATGTCTTTTTTCATATTTCCTATGCTCTGGTTAGTTTGAGCAACATCATTTTCAATGTTATTCATTCTATTTTCCGCCTCTACCATCCATTGTGCCTGTTGTAATAAGTACTGTGCCGATGTCATTGGCTTTTCTTCATATTTTCCTGTTTTTCTTATTGCCGGAATAACTTCTAATGTTATCCATTTTCTGAACGGCTTTGCTTCTGGCTTGTCACTTCTTAAAATTAAAGTGTAAAGTCCGCTTTCGTTTGTAAAATTTGTAATACCAACTTTACTCCCTAAGTTAAACTTAGTCACTTCATCTTCATCTAATCTTTGTGTAACTACCGTAGGATTTGTTAATCCTAAAATATCGCAAATATCCTTTATACAAAACCACGGTTCATTGTTTAATAAAACTGTTCGTACACTTCCTAAATTTTCCTTACTGAAGATTTTAAATCTTTCATCGTTTATAACTTGTAATTTATTCATATTTTTAAATCACTCTCACTTTCTTTATTTTTTATATTTATTTTTTATTTCCATTTTTGTGTTATAATATTATTCGCCAAAACAATCTTTTACACGAAAGGAGGTGTCTCCATATGGGTAAAAAATTTGATGAAACTCTAAAATTCTTGGGTTCTCAATATTCTATCAAAACCATTGATTATGAGCCTTGTATTTATCTCAAATTAGATAATTACGATTTTGAAATATCTGGACTGCATTCTAAAGGCTCTTATAAAGCGGTAATTTATGTTTGGAAAACAAATAACCGTCTTGAGAGAATAGAAATGTTGTTCGCCTATTCCAAAGAAGAATTAAAAGATATTTTGGATGGATTAATCACAAAATATTCTTCCAAATAGGTTCTAAGCATTTAAAAATTAAGATTAAATCGTCTCTTGTTAGTTCTTTTTCTGACATCAGGCGATCTAATTCTTTCATTTCTTCTTCAGTCCCTTTTGGCTTAAATCGTCTCCACTTATTTTCTTTTTTCATTTAACTACTCTCCTATATTTTTTTAATTAAATTTTCCCAGTCTCAATCTTTTCTGATCCCTTATTATGAAATATCCTTGACTGTTAAAGTATATTTCATTTACTGTCGTTCTTTTTGTTTTGGAATCAAATAGCAGTATACTTGCTTCTGTTACTTTCCCATGTCTTCTGCTGATTCTTTTAACCTTTCCCCTGTCTCCTGTTTCCTCCAAAATATATAAATTTTTATATTTCAAACATTCTTTTAAAAACTTCTTAAACATTTATCCTCCTTGAAAAATATCAAATATTGTGATATACTAACTGTGTTAGCAATAGTTGTTAAAGAGTGCTAACAAAATTGATAAATTAAATTTAGAAAGGTGGGGAAAATAATGCCTACATTTAATGGTGCATTAATCAAAGAACAAGGTGTTACTTTCGCTATTGTTGTTGTTAAATCTAGTGTTTTGAACTCTTCAAGCAAAACTAAAGAAGCTCGGGAAAGTTTTCAGCATTTCTTCCCAAATGTTCCTATTATACTGATGGCACAAGATTCAAAAGGTATTCCTAAATACCAAGGGAGAACGGATATTGTAAAATTTTTAGCAAGTATTCATCCTAGTCGTATTCCTTGGAAAAAATATACCTATTGATTTTTTATTAAGCAGGGTAGTGATATTCTGCTTATTTTTTTATTCTCCTGAAATTTCATCAGCTAATTCATCAAAATTTATTGGTTTAGCATTTTTAAACATATTTATTATTCTTTGTAAATCCAAATCATTGTTATTTTTTAACATTTCTTTTGGTTTTAATACTGCTTTTTTCACATATTCTTCTGCTATATCTTTTGAGATACCGTTAAACTCGTCTAAAGTAATTTCATTTTCTGTTAATATTTGCTCAATTACTTGTTTTACTAGTTTACATTTTCTTATTTTATCCATTTAATCACCTCCTCTTCTCTAATTTTTAGATGTTTGTCATACTCATCTCTTTTTTACAATTCAAAAATTTTTATGCTATAATCTAACCACCTTAATACGAAAGGAGGTGTTACTTTTGTTTCCAAAAATTCCGAAAGAATTGATTCTACAACTTGAACACGCTAAGAGAATAAATAAAATGTATCAAAACTTTTTATCCAAGGAGAATATAACCCATATTCAATTAGCAGTTCAGCAACAAAAACAACTCGATACCCAAGTAATTCAAAACTTGGCTTCTGCAGCTAAACAATTCCAAATGTATGACAACTTAATTCCTAATTACAAAGGATTAAATGAAGCTCTAAACTCAATTATTTCAGCTTATGAAACCAGTAAAAATAATGAGTTTGAAATTACTATTGAGAATGTACCAATTTGTATTCCTAAAACAAAGGTTGATGAATACATTGATAAATTCAAAAGTTTAAAAGTTCCTGATTCAGTTGCTGTTAAATTAGCATTTATCTCATACCTTATTTTGAGATTTGCTCCTTTAATTTATATTTTGCCTGCTTTAATTCCTTTTATGGAATTCTTACTTAAACTCTTTATTATATATGGCAGACCATATATAAAAGAATTATCAAAATTTCAAAAACCAGAAATTCTTGCTGAAAAATTAGCAGATAATACTTTTTCAATTGTTTTCAGTTCGGTTATTAGTATTATCGGTTCTTTATTCATTATGAAAAATAAGAAATAATTTTACCTAAAACTAACTTCTATTACTACTTTAAATAAAGTTCCAACCAACCAGTAAAATATCAAAAAAGGTAGTATTTTATATATTGCCTTTTTTATATTCTTCTCATATTTAAGATAAATAATAAATGTCATTAAATATCCCAAACAAATTAAAATCTGTTTTACCATTCAATCACTCTTACTTTCTTAATTTTTTATTTCTCATTCTGTCCAACATTTTTTTTAGATGTTTGTCATACTCATCTTTTTAATTTTCGTATTTTACGAATTAAATATGTAAAAAAAATACATCGTATACTTCCTCTTTTTTTAAATTAAGTAGTTTAACAATACTCAAAATCTCACTTCTCGTAAATTCGCTTTTATTGTTTAATTTACCGCTTAAGGTAGATAAAGCCATACCCAAAGCCTCTCCAAAAGCATATTCAGAACCGAAATTTTCTCTTATTTTTCCTCTTAATTTTGAGTTATTAAACTTCATTCAATCACCTCCTATTTCGTTTTTTACGAATTAATTATATAACACAAATTTTATTTTGTCAACACTTTTTTTCGTAAATTACTAATTTTTTTAATTTTTTTCATAAAAATAATTGTATTTTACGAAAAAATAAGGTATAATTGGAGTATAAAATTGAAGGAGCAGAACGATGAAAAAGAAAGAAAGTATTGCAACTTTTGGGGATAGACTAAAAGAAGCCTTGAAAGTTAATAACATGACACAATCAAAACTTTCTGAAATTTCAGGAATAAATACTTCTACTATTAGCGAATACATAAAAGGAAAATATGATCCTAGTAGAAGTAGAATTTTTGAATTTTCTGAAATTTTAAAGGTAAATCCTGTATGGTTAATGGGTTTTGATGTACCAATGAAAGATAAAAAATTAGAAAAAGAAATTGAAGCACCACCAGTTGTTGACACAAGCGTATTGACAGCAGCAGAGCTTGCAGAATTTGAAAAAGTGACTCAGACAAATAAGCTTTTATTTTTCAATGGTATTGAAGATGACGACCACGACATGGCAGTTTTCAAGAATTTGATTATAGATATTTTACTAAAACAGCGAAAAAACAAAGAAAAGGAGTAGCATAGTGGGTAGATTGAGGAGCAGGGACAGTTTTAAAAGAATTGCAATAGGATTGATAGCAAAATACGGAACTAATGATCCGTTTGAGCTGTGCAATTTGTTAAATATAAAAATCATTTACGAAGACAACTTCAAATCCTTTTTTGGGATGTACTGCGAAGTAAACAAAGAAAAATGCATCATAATCAACTCAAACCACGATGAACTGACTAGGCGGATAATCTGTTCACACGAACTGGGGCATTCATTCCAGAACTTTGAAAGCGTAGTATTTATGAAAGAAAACTACCTGTTTGGGACAGAAAAATTGGAAAATGAAGCAAACTACTTTGCAGCAGCACTGGTATTTGGGAACTTGATTCCAGATAACTTGGTAAATGATGAAAATAGAAAATTGTTGAATGATTTGATTAGATATTTGTGATATAGGAGCGTGATTTAACAATGGAAAAAAATGATACTGGAAAAACAAAGGCAAAAAAGCCTATTTATAAACGATGGTGGTTTATTTTTTTAGTCGTATGTTTTATTATTGGGACACTAAATAACATATTTGGGGATAAAAGCGAAGAAATCATCGGTAAAAATATTAAGAATACTTTATCTTCGGCGGGGGTAAAAGATTATACTCTGGAAAAAGATGAATCATTAGATGAAAATGGTCAAAAAGGTTATAGAGCAAAAACTGATTTTACCAACACAGGTATAATCATACATATTGACAAGGATAAAAAAGTCTCTTCTTTGAAATTTGATAACATTGAATATGTAAAAAATGGAGAGGTGACAGGAAAAATTACTGACTGGGTTGTAACCGGAAAAGAACAGGTAAATTATAAAGTTTCCGCAGAAGGAGCTATAAAATCAATTTTAAAATCTCCATCGACTGCTAAATTTGCTCCTTTCTCTGAATGGGGTTTTAGCAAAGTTAGAGGAGTTGTTTCTGTAACAGGTTATGTTGATTCTCAAAATTCATTTGGGGCAATGTTAAGAAATAAATTTATCGTCGAATTTGATGCCAAAACGGAAAAAATCAATCATTTAATTTTTGAAGGAAAAGATTATATTAAATAAAATGGGTGGATAAAACTAATATTGAGGTTATATAGTGTAAAAATTTCAGGAGGAATAGAAAATGAAAAAATCAATTATTTTAATATTAGCTGTATTCACTGTAACATCAAGCCTAACTTTTGCTCACAGAGGAAGAACAGACAGCAAGGGTTGTCACACAAACAGAAAAACTGGGGAATATCATTGCCACAGAAAAAAGAAATAGAAAATTTTGCAATACATGTGCTGGGAGAGTGATTTAATAATGAAAATAGGAGTTAGAAAACCAAGTTTGAAAAAGAGTTTTAAAGCAAAGACAACAGGAGCCTTGAAAAGAAAAGTCAAAAAAGCTCTGATTCCAGGTTATGGTAAAAAGGGGATGGGATGGATTACAAATCCTAAAAAGGCTTTATACAACAAAGTCTATAATAAAACTACAGTGAGTGCTAAAGATTTGGTCAAATCGTCCTTAAAAAATTCTAAAAATTCAAAAAGAGCTGCTACACTAAATACTCAACAATCTTTGCTGCTAAATATCGTTATTTGGTTCTTTGTCATCTCCATAATAATGTTATTTTTACCATTTTTCATAGGATATTGGATGATTAAAAGTATAAAACTATAAAAAGTTGTGTAAAAAAATGAAAAAAATTACAAAACTATTATGTAGGAGAGTGTAAAAAAATGAATATTATTTTTAACGATATTAATATACCAAAACCATACATCCCAGAAGAACTTCCAATAAATTTGGATAGCGTTTTATTAAATAGAGAAATGTTTATTTTAATAACTACCGCAAGTAACGAAATGGGAATTTACAAAGGGTTTTTAAGTAATACGCCAAATCCAATACTGCTTATATCACCTTTATTGATCCAAGAAGCTGTTCTGTCTTCTAAAATAGAAGGAACTCATGCTACACTTGAAGACTTCTTGAATTATGAAGCTGGAAATAAAATGTTCAAAATCGTCATGACAAGAAGGTTAGATCCACAGGAAAGAGTAAACGAATTAGGAAGTGCTTCAGTTCCTTTCAAAATTGATGTTCACAGCTTTATATTCTCTGAAAATGCAGTAGAATTAGAAAAAACATTACACAAACGATTGAATGACAAAAGAGTGAATAAAGTGAATTTAAGAAAGGAATTTTTTTACAGTACAGTAGATAAATTAGAAGAATTAGTAAACGAATTAGATCCAACAGCAGTCTTCAACAAAACTATGCTTGCTAAAGAATATAACCAAACAACATCGATTAGTTCTGATGAATACGTAATTGAGTATGAAGATGATTTGTATGATTAATATATTTTATAATTAATATTTTATAATTAATATTTTTCAATGTAATAATCACAACAAAGAAAATGAAAGGAAATTATAAAATAAGATATGAGAAATAACAAATTAATTATAGGAATAGAAAATTCTAACGGCGAGATTATTCAGAAACAAGATTTTTTCGATTTTAAACAAGGTAAAGGAAGCATCCCAATTATAAATTTATATACTGGACAAAAATTATTTGATATTTTACTAAGTGAGTTAGGTTTTATAAAATGGCAAGAAAACAAATTTGTTTTTAGTTACATTCTAAATAAAAACCCTTTTATTTCTGTAATGCAAATCTTAGGTAAAATAGCTGAAGCTATTGTTGTTAGAAATTGTAATAACAATGAATATTTAAATCGTATTTGGTTTTCAAAAGCACGTCTAAAACGAGCTAATAAAAAAACTGTTAGAAATTTTACAGCAATAGGAACAGGATTATTAAGTACCAAAAAAAATTTTTTTCAAAAATATAATCCTTCTGATCCCCAACGAGATATTATTTGGATTGATAAAAATGAAAACTATGCTCTTATTCCAAATAAAAGTACTTTACAATCAGGATTAGTGGCTGGACTTCAACTTAAAGTTAGTAGTGATTACCATAAGTATATTTTAGATGCTATACTTAAATCAAAATATGAAAATCCAATAGTATATTTTGATTTAAACGATGATTTTTATAATCTGATAGAGTATTTGATTTCTAATAAACTCATTGAAGCGAGTGAAGTAGGTAAAAATATTATTCAAGGTAAAAGTTTAGATCCAACAGCCCACCAAGAACTTTTATATTATTATGATCTTGTCAAAGCTATTGTTAATAATAAATTAACTATTGATGATTTAATTTTAAATTCCGATGCTTATGAAACTAAAAATGTATTAAAAAACGCTCTTATGGGTACTGCTATAAATAAAATCAATGCTGAAGATTTATTATTTTAAAAACTTAAAATATAAAAATAACCCCTACGGCAATAGGGGCTAAGTAATGTGATATACTCACAAACACCAGTAAAAGTATATCACATAAACCTTAAAAATTCAACATAAGGAGTGTGATTTTTTTATGAAAAATCCAAACGGATACGGAAGTGTATCAAAACTTTCAGGGAAGAGAAGAAGACCTTATATAGTGAGAATCACAACAGGTTTTGATACAAACGGAAAACAGATAATGAAAACACTGGGATATTACGAAACTCAGGCCAGAGCGATAAAGGCTCTTGCAGATTATAATGAAAATCCATACGATATTAGCTTAACCGACATAACCCTAAAGGAAGTAATGGACAGGTTTATGCGAAATAAAGAAACTTTGGTTGAGGAATCAAGTCAAAAATCATATAAAGTGTGGTACAACTATTTAAAGCCGCTACATAACAAACGAATGAAAGATATAAGAACATTAGAACTTCAGAATTTCATAGCCAGCTTGAATCATTTATCCACAGGGACTTTAAAAAATATAAAATCCTTTATTAGAATGCTGTTCAAAGACGCAATGGAAATGGATATAATATCCAAGGACTACAGCGAATTTATCAAACTGCCTAGGCATAAGCCCAAAATAGAGAGAAAAGTATTTACAGATGAAGAGATAGCATTACTTTGGAAAAATGTTAATGAACTGGAATATGCTGACGTGATTTTAATTCTAATTTATACTGGGATGAGAATTAACGAGCTTTTAAAACTCCATAAATCAAATGTAGATCTAGAACAAAATGTAATTATTGGCGGGAGCAAGACAGAAGCAGGTAAGAACAGAATAATCCCGATACATCCAAAAATAATACCGCTTGTGATTAAAAGAATGGAAAACAAAACGGAGTATCTGATACCCAACAGGAGAAAATCAAACTATTATGAGTACAACAACTTCAGGACAAAGGAATTTATGACCATAATGAAACAACTTGGAATGGAACATACTATACACGACACCAGACATACATTCGCAACAATGATAAGCGATGTATCGGATAACGAGAGCGCGATAACTGGAATAATCGGACATACAAACATAAATATGACCAAGAAGTATACACATACCAGCATTGAGAAGATGAGAAAAGAAATGGAAAAAATCAATTAATACTTTATGTAACAGGTATGTAACAAATCATTTTTAAAGTGCCTGTAAATAAAGAGAAAAGAGATAATACTGAAAATCAAGTTAATTTTCAATCACAAAACTGCAAAATGTATAAGTAATGATATTTACAGGGAT